ATCCAGGCTATGCTAAAGTTCGTGCAGGACAGCTGGTCAAAACTTCGAGGATAAGAACAGCTATGAAAGAAGAATTAAAACCTATAATGAAAGAACTAAGCATTGATGAAAAGCTTGTTCTAAAAGGTATTAAAGATGAAGCATTAACAGCAGAAAAGCCAGATACCAGGCTAAAAGCATTATTTAAACTAGCTGATATTATGGATTTAGAAGATAAGAATAAGACTACTGTAACGCAAGTCACAGGGGCTGCGTTTCAAATGATAAGTGATAGTGAATTTGAAGAAGTAAAAGATCGGCCAAAGGAGATAAAATAGTGGCTAAAAGAAATACAGACACTGTACCAGCTATGCTCACGCCAGGTGAGTTTGTAATTAAAAAAGAGGCTGTAGATGCTATAGGTACAGATGTTTTACATAAATTAAATCAAACAGGAGAATTGTCTGTAGATGATATAAATCAAGCAGGCAGTAGAATGAACATAGGAGGTTCAACAGGAACTATGATAAACAAAATAAAATCGTATCAGGAAGGAGGAGCAGTTCCTAGTGTAGAGAACACACTTATGGATGAAATGACTTCAGGCTTTGCCCTTCTTGATGAAAGTGCATACACTGCAATGGATAAAACTGCACAAGCATTATCTGATGCTTATGTATATGACTTATTCAGAAAGAAATACAGGGAAGACGCTAATGCAGGATTCTTTAATCCTGAAATACTCGACTTCGATACATACTTAAGCTCAGTTCAAAGGGGAAGGATAGAGTTAGACATGGAAGATGCTTTTGATGCTGATGTTAAAGGAGAAGACTCTAAGTACTCTCCTAATCAAACCATGCTTGAAATGGGAGATCTATATCAAGGTACATTTAGCAATAATTGGGGCCAAATGATGGATAGTGCTAAAAGAGGTGCTGACTTGATGAGACAAGGTCCTGAAGCTTTGGCAAAATCAATGGATACCAAAAGAGTAGGAGAGCTTCTTCAGACTCAACAACGACATAAGAATCCTCAAGGATACCAAGAAGGTGGAGAAGTTCGAAGTGAATCAGATGTTCCTCTCTGGCATATGCTGCATAAAGGTAATTGGGAAGGGGATGATTCTGTAGTAAATGTTGAAGATGTAAAAGATTATCTAGTAACTCAGACTTACAAAGGTGGTGCTGATAGGTCATCTGGAGTATATGATATTAACCAAAGAATGAAAGGCGAAGGCACACAAACTTTAAAGGGTACAGATGAATCTTTTTATAAGAAAAGTTATACGGATGATGATATGGTTGACAAAATTTTTGAAAAATCAGGGGGAGGTTGGACATTAGGACAAAAAACCTTAACATCACCATATAAAGCAAACTTGCTTGAGAAAGCTAGATCCTATCTTCCTGAAGCTCTTGGAGGAAAAGATGTCCCCACAGAAAAAACAACACATAGTTTTTACTATAAAGCTCCAGGTAGTGAAGATAAAGTATTTTTTTCTGATGAAGAAAATTTAAGAAGATCAAGGGAGAGTGCAAAGCATAGTCTCAGTGAAGGGGATCTCACTCAAGAAGAATATGATGATCATATGAAATATCTAGACTCACAAGAAGGAGGGGGAAATATATTTGCATCCCTTGGTAAAATGATTGGCCTTCAAAAAGGTGGAGAGGTCCCAAAAAAGAAACCAAACAAAAAGTTGTTAAGAGATATAGGAAATATCGGATACTAGAACTTCGGGGCTGAAGTAGGCAGAATATCCTTCTTGATCATACCTAAATCTTTGGCCCCACTTCACAGGAGATGAATGGCGAATATAAATTCAGGTGATATTTCTAAATTAGAAAAGCACTTAGAACTTGCGAAGAAAGACCTGGTAGCATTTGGAAAGTTATTTTTACCAGATGACTTTAAGAGGAGTGAAACTCCTTTTTTCCATTATGAAGTATGTGATGCATTGATGGATATGGATCAAAGGCAATTAGCTGTAATATTACCAAGAGGACATGGGAAAACTGTACTTACAAAATGCAATATATTACATGACTTTGTATTTGCAAAGGAGCCCTTGTTTTACGGTTGGGTCGCTGCTAGTAGCAAAATATCTATACCTAACCTTGACTACATTAAGTACCATCTTGAGTACAATGATAGGATAAAGTATTACTTTGGTGATCTAAAAGGAAGAAAATGGACAGAAGATGATATCGAACTTAAAAACAATTGCAAGCTTATTAGTAAAAGTAATCTATCTGGTATTCGTGGCGGTGCCAAGTTACATAAGCGTTATGATCTTATTGTACTTGATGACTTTGAAGATGAGAATAACACAGTCACTCCAGAATCAAGGTCAAAGATATCCAACCTCGTTACTGCTGTCGTCTTTCCTGCACTCGAACCGAAAACAGGAAGATTGAGAATTAATGGTACACCAGTACATTTTGATAGTTTTATTCAAAAAATATTAGTAGGTTATGAGCAATCTAAAAAGGAAAATAAACCTTTTTCATGGAAAGTGATAACATATAAAGCATTACTGGAAGATGGTGGCGTATTATGGCCCAGCTGGTTTGGTCATAAGGAGATGGAGCGTAAAAAGAAGTTCTATGCAGATAGTGGAACTCCTCACAAGTTCTATCAAGAATATATGATGGAGGTACAGAGCGAGGAAGATGCAATCTTTACTAGAGATCATATCAAGTTTTGGGATGGTTCTTTCGTCAAGGATGAGGACAGCGGGTTATCTTTTGTTATCCCTGATGGAGACGATGCTAAACCATGCAATATATTTGTGGGAGTTGATCCTGCTACCGATAGTGCTAGACGTAATAGTGATTTTAGCGTACTTATCGTCATTGCTGTTACACCAGATAACAATATTTATGTCTTGGATTATGTAAGAGATAGGACATTACCAGTACTTGGAGTACCAGGGACTGGGAAAAAGGGAATAGTAGATCATATGTTTGATCAAGCTAATTTTTATAATCCTTTGCTTTTTACTGTAGAAGATACTACAATGTCTAAACCTATTTTTCAAGCAATAAAAGCAGAGATGAGAAGAAGAAATAAATTTAATGTAAGCTTTAAAGAAGAAAAGCCTGGCAATAGAATGAGCAAAAGGGATAGGATACAAGAGATATTAGCACAACGATTTGCTGTAGGGCAAATACATATAAAGAAAACTCATTATGAATTGCATAGAGAGATCACAACCTTTGGTCCTCGTATGGCACATGATGATACTATAGATGCTTTAGCATATGCATGCAAGTATTCTCATCCTCCTCAAGGGCTTCAAGAACATAAAGGTAATTGGACAAAGAAAAAAAAGAAACCAAAAAATTGGGTGGTAGCATGATAACAGGTATAGACTATTTAGATTTAGCACAATACATACAACAACCAGGATTAGAAGGTGGAAGCTTAGAAACAAAAGGATATATTCCTTCAAAAAGTAGTGGAGTAACCATTGGAGTTGGGGTTGATTTAGGTCAATATAATGAATATGAATTAGAGAAAATGTTTGGAGGAGGAAGTGCTAGTAAAGGAAGATCTCAATATAAAAATTTTATTAAATTATTAAAACCTTATTTGGGAGGGGGAGGAAAAACTCATCATAAAAATAATCCTCTTTATTTGAGTAAAGCAGATGCACAATTTTTAACTGATAAAGTAGTTCAATATAATGCAGACAGGATTGCAAAAACTTATAATGAAAAAGCTAAAACTCTTGGATCTGGGTATACATTTGAGGGATTAGATAAAAATATTCAGAGAACTATCTTTTCTACTCTATATCAAATGGGACCAAATGGTGCAGATAAATTTTTAACCAATGCAGCTAAAGGTGATTGGAATGGAATGTACAATGAAATGACAAGAGGAAATTGGGGAAATAATGCAACATGGGCTAGAAGAAATCGAGAAGCAGCTCATTTAAAAGCTTCTGGAGGATTAATCAATCAAGCTGTTCAGGATACTGGCTATGTTGAAAGAATAATGTCTGGAGATAATGCAATTGATGTCACTGATATAATTGGAACTATTTCAGCAGAAAGGAAAAAATATTAATGGGTCCTTTAAAAGTAAATGAGAGCGAACTAACGGAACAAAGAAATATCTTAAACCTTGAAAAAAATAATCCTAATTTTACAGCTCGCAGCAATATGAAGCCGAGGCAAACTCAAACTTTAGACTTAGAAGAAAAAGAAATTCCTTCGGACAAGAATTATTTCGCTAAAGATCTTCTTTCTTTTGCTCAAGGAATAGAAATTCCAGGTTTAAGTTATCATGGAGATCAATTTACATTTGATACTAATTTGATGGATAAATGGGGAGATGCTTTGTTGGATGAAATAAAAGATCC